GGAGGACGCCGCGCGCAGCGCCATGCGCAATCGAGGGCGCGAGTTCAGCGGCGGGCGCATCACGTACTTGTTTGACGGCGCGCACCTCTGGTACGCCCTGCCGTCCGGTCGGGTGCTCTGCTATCCTTTCGCCCGCTTTGATGACGAGGGCAATATCACCTACGCCAAGGCGAGCTGGAAGCCGGCCGCCGACGCCAAGGAATGGCCGCGCGCGCGGCTGTGGCGCGGGCTACAGTGCGAGAACGTGACCCAGGCGACCGCCGCCGACATCCTGCGCCATGCGCTGCGGCGGCTGGACGCGCTGGGCGAGGACGTGGTGCTGCACGTCCACGATGAAATCGTGTGCGAGACGGATGACCCCGACCGCACACTTGAGAACATGCAGCGCGTGATGTGCACGCCGCCGAACTGGGCTGGGGGCCTGCCGCTCGGCGTCGAGGCGCACGTCGCGCGTCGGTATGGCAAGGGCTAAAAGGAGCTGGGAGATGGACTTCGTAGACTTTATCACTCAACTTGCGCCTGAAGGTGAGACGGCGCTGTTCGTGCAGCAGGTGCCGATCATGCGTCGGGGCGTGCAGCTGACGCACCGCGACGGTACGCCTAAATTCACATGGCCAGCGCAATTGCCGGACGCGCCGCGCCCAGATGGGCTGGCATGGTACGTCAACACCGGGTCTTTCATTCTGGACCGGCTGACCAAGGGCAAGCCGTCTGCGTCTACCGCCAACTGTCAGTTCGTTCTGGCGATGATGCTGGACGACATCGGCATCAAGGCGAAAGAACCGCCGCTGCTGCCCACCTGGATCATGGAGACGTCGCCGGGGTCGTATCAGTGGGGCTATGCTTTCAGCGACCAACCTACGAAAGAAGAATACGCGGCCGCCATCACGGCCATCGCCGAGGCGGGCTACACCGACCCCGGCGCCACCAACGCCGTGCGCAACTTCCGCATCCCCGACAGCGTCAATCTGAAGGATGGCCGGGATCGGTTCCGGTCCCGGTTAGTCGAGTTTCACCCCGACCGTGAGTTCACGCTGCCGCAGATCTGCGACGCGCTTGGCGTCGTACCGGGCCCGGCCGACACCGCGTCCATTCGTTCGATCAGTCTGGCCGACACGGGCAGCGACAACGTGCTGGAATGGCTGAACGGCCACGGGCTGGTGCTCTCGCGCCCGAACGCCGAGGGCTGGACTGGCATCGTGTGTCCGAATCACGAGCACCATACGGATGGCCAGATCGAGGCGCGCTACTTGCCGACAACGCGCGCTTTCTGTTGCTATCACGGCCATTGCGAGCATCTCGACAGCGCAGGGTTTCTGGCATGGGTGGCCGAGCATGGCGGGCCGTCCGTAACATACGGACTGCGCGACGAGCTGCTGTCCGAGCGCATGAAGACGCTGGCCGACAAAATCCAGCCTACGGAGGCGTTTCCCGACAAGGCGGCGGAACTGATCGCGCAGGTGGACCGCCGCGAGGTCGGCCGCGTCGAGAAGGCCGAGTGGTATACGCGCTTCGCCTACGTGCCGGACGACGACGCCTACTTCGACCTCCACGAGCGGCGCGAGCTGACCCGCAGCAGCTTCAACGCCATCTTTCGCCACATCCCCTGCAAGAGCATCCACAACGACCGGCGCGTCGAGGCCAGCATCTGCTACGACGAGAACCGCCAGGCGATGAACGCGCGGGTGCTGCAAGGCATCACCTACGCCGCCGGCGACAGCGTGCTGGTTAGCAAGGACGGGCTGGTTTACGGCAATCGCTGGCGCGACGCGCGTCCGGACGTGTCCGGGACATGTCCCGGCGATGTCACGCCGTGGCTGGATCACGTAGCGCTGCTGGTCCCCGACGAGGTCGAGCGCAGGCACGTCCTCGACGTCATGGCTTTCAAGGTCCAAAACCCCCGCGTCAAGATTAACCACGCCGTGCTGCACGGCGGCGACGAGGGCTGCGGCAAGGACACGATGTGGGCGCCGTTCATTTGGGCGGTGTGCGGGCCGGACCTGCAGAACCGGGGCCTGATCGATAACGACGGCCTATCGTCGCGCTGGGGCTATCAGCTGGAAAGCGAGATCCTGCTGCTGAACGAGCTGAAGGAGCCCGAGGCAACCGCCCGCCGGGCGCTGGCCAACCGGCTAAAGCCATTGATCGCCGCGCCCCCGGAAACGATACCGGTCGAGCGCAAGGGGCTGCACCCCTACAACATGATCAACCGCATGTTCGTGCTGGCCTTCACCAACGACCCCGTGCCGATCTCGCTGCCGTCGCAGGACCGCCGCTGGTTCTGCTTATGGTCCCGCGCGCCGCGCATGTCGGTCAAGGACGCGGACGCGTTGTGGAACTGGTATCGACGCGGCGGTTACGAGCTGATCGCGCGCTGGCTGCACGACCGCGACGTCAGCGCGTTTGCGCCCAGCGCCGCGCCGCCGCTGACCGAGTTCAAGACCAACCTGGTCGAGAGCAGCATGAGCATGGCCGAGTCGTACATTGTGGACATGGCGGCCGGGCGCAAGGGTGAGTTCGCGCAGGGCGTCATAGGCTCGCCGTTCTACCGCATCTGCGAGCGGCTGGCCGGCAGTGCGCCAGGCGGCGCCAAGGTGCCGCAGGCCGCGCTGCTGCACGCCATGAAGGAGAGTGGCTGGGTGGATCTTGGCCGCATCAGCAGCGCCCGCCACACGACGAAGAAGCACATATTTGCCGCGCCGGAGATGGTCGATAGATACAGCAAGAGCGCGCTGCGCGACATGGTGGAGGAAACGCCTGCACCGAACGTGGTGCGAATCAACAGGGCGGCAGAATAAAAAAGGGGGCCTTAGTGGCCCCTTTTTACTGGCGTATAGCAGAGCCGCGCGTGCGCGGCGCAGTACGACCTGTAATGCTGCGGATCGCCGCAATATAGCGCGCCTCGATGCGGGTCTTCAGATACAATGTAACGGCACGCCGTTGGTGTCAGCTGCAGAATGTCATACGGTTTGACTGCGTGCCGGCGGGCGATGTCCACGCCCGCTTTGCGCAGCCGGTGAATGCGCCCGATAACGGTGTTCTTGCTGACGCCGAGCGCGGTGCCTATGGCGCTGGCGGACAAACCCTCACCCCACAACCGAATCAGCTCGTTGACATCGTATGCAGTGCTTGTCATAGTGTGACCCTCCTAGTTGTCTTACCCGTTCAGCTGGGAACCTGGGATCTTACTTCACTTGCCCCCGCCCGCTCATAAGGCTGGCGGGGGCTTTTATGTGAGCGGCAGGCGTGAATGATAGTCGCGTGGTCTTTCTTCAGGAATCGACCAATAGCCGCGTAGGGTATCTGCAGCTCGTGCCGGAGCCGGTAGGCGACCTCCCACCGCGCCCGGACAACATGCCGGAGCTTGCACGCGCTGCGGATCTCATCAACGGCCACAAGATGCTTCTGCGCCGTCTCGTGCAGAATCCGCTGCCCCCGTGTCAGTCCGACCTTGATCACAGCCGTCTCCAGTTCCTGATGATGTCCGGCAGAATGTCGCTGACAAACCACACGACAAAGGCAGCGCCTGCGATATTGACCAGCGTTACAAAGACAGCCGCCATAAAGATCAGATAGTCCATCTTGCTCTCCTACCGCATTGCCATACGAATGTACTTTTGCTTGTACCGCTCAGGGCGCGCCGCCAGCCTCTTGTTCCAGCCGCCCCAGCCCGCGACGTGACACGCCGCCATCTGGTTGTGCGTGCGGACGCCGGCGGCAATGCAGCGCTCCATGTGCATGACCCCAGCAGCGATGCCGTACTCACACTCCGTGAGCCTGCGCGGGTCCAGACCCATCGCAATGGCCGTGCGCGGCATGACTTGCAGCGCGCCTTGCGCCCGGTTACCGCCATGAGACTTCACACGAGGCCCCTGCGCCCCGCAACGGAAACCGCTCTCCAGTCGCGTCAGGCGCAGCGCCGTGCTGACCCACCGCTCGCCCAGACGCATCCGCGCATGGCGCTCGACGATGCGCGCAACGTATTGGCGGTCGGCGGGCGCGTAGGTCTTTGGCAGCGCGCCATAGGGGCTGTGGATCTCGTTGACCAGTGGGCCGGTCCAATTGCTGGACTTGTCCCGGGCAAAATATTCCGCCGCTGACATGTCAGCGAGGGCGGGCGTTGCGAGCAGCATTGCGGCTGCGATGATTTTTTTCTTCATTTCTTTCTCCGTTTTGATTCCATACGCCGTGCAGGTTAAGCCCTTTCGCGACTTGTGGTCAGCAATCCTGCATTCAACAGATTTCCCCACTGTTGGTCTGTTTCGGCCTCCCCGGGTAATCTAGAATCCCGGGTAACTTGTTGCCCGTAACGGGCCTTTTACGAGGGTTGGAGGGATTGCCACGCTGAGCGTGCCCATTCGGCGTCTGCAAGCGCGAAATGTTCGTCGGGGGGATCTGGCGGCAGCTTCGGGCTTCCGGCCATCACGGCGGCTTGCTTCACGTCGAGGCAGAACTTTGGCCAGCCTCCCGGCAAGTCCATCATAGTGCCGTAAAGCTGGCAGAGCGCGACCCAATCGTAATCGGCGTAGTAAGCCCAAAATTCCGGCTTCTCGCCCGCAAATTCAACGATGGCGGCAGCGATGTCTTTGCGCTTCAAAAGCGCGGCATCCCCACGAAGATGCGGGATCACATTCTTCCATACCCAATCGCTTGCCTTGTCGAGATTAGCCTCCGCATTCTCCGCATAGAATGTGGAGCCATCCTCACGCACCATGCCGATTGAAAGCAGGTCGATGGTCTTGCCGTCCTCGATAAACTCAGTGTCAAACCATATCCGCATCGGTGGGGCCTATTCTGTGGGTTGATCGCGAGCGGGAATAAGCCCGCCAAGAAGATAGCTCACGGCGTACCCGGCAACGCAACCAAGGTCGCCCTCGCTGCCCGCCCATCCGACATCCCCGAATAGGTTCGCGAGCGCGCCGACGACCCGCTTTTCGTCTTGCCCTGCGTCGCTGCGCAATGCGGCTTTCGCCGACAAAAACTTCCAGTTTAGAACGCGCCCGTAGGCTTCCGCGTCTTTGTCTTTGTCCAGCGCCATGATCCTGGCCTTTCATTTCGCTTCGGGCGCGGCTGCTTCAATTGGCTGCTTCGCTACGGCGTACTTCACCCATTCCTTCCCGCAGTCCTCACACGGGTCTTGCGGGTCTTGGCACCAAAGCCGCCCCTCTGAGTAACGCAGAAGGTTGCGGATGCACTTGCCGCAAGCGGGCTGAAGGTAAATGGCGTCGTATTCCTGCCAGTCCATTGCGGGCCTTCTCTGTTTGTGTATTCGTGAATCTAAATCCTCTTGACCTGCAATGTCAAGATGCGTTAGAAAGTTTCCATGACAGATTTCCGTGACGTTACAGGAAAAGCCAAAATCGTGCGGGGTTACGCGGCCACGAAAGAGGATCGCGCCGCCCTCGCGAAGGATGCCAGACTGCCATTGTCCTCAATTCGATGCGCTGAAATTGAGAAAGAGGCCTTCCCAAATCCAACATGGACGATGCGCAAGGGCGAACTGCTTGCTGTGCGCAGTCTGGCCGACTTGGGCGCGGATCGTTGGGCGATTGCCGATGCCGTCGAACTGATCCGGTCGCAAGGCGCGGACGTGATCGAGGTGCCTGCGGGGCGAGTTGCGGGTGCAGGCGTAGCAATGCTCAACGATGCGTTGTCCCGTATTCACGGCAAGCAGCGCCGGATGACGCCGGAGGAAGCGAAGGCCAAGGCGGACGCGAGGCACAAGGAGCGGCTGGCGGCGCGGATGCCAAAGGCGCAGGCGCTCAAGTTCTGGCGCGCGTCACGCTATAAAAGCTATCAGGATGCGCTCAAGCACATGCCGGGCTGGAACAAAATGTCGGCGTACAATGAGCTTGGGCCACGGAACACGGGCACGGGTCGCCCGCGCAAATCATAGGAGACGGTGATGGAAGCCGATTTGCAAGCCCACTATGACCGAGAGATAGGCTGGCGGGATCAGGTCATAAAGAACTTGCGCCAGTTGATTGGTCGTGATCCTCACGACAAGGCCCTGCCTGAACCTGTATTCATTCTCCGCGCACAGGACAAGTTTGCGCCCACCCTAATTGAACGATGGGCGGCAGAAGTGGAGAACGCAAATAAAGACCGCGCAGGGGAGTGGGCCGAGAAGACCGAACGGAAGGTTAAAGAGGCTCGCTCGCTAGCGCATGAAATGCGGGCGTGGCAGGCGCTCAACCCGCCCAAGATTCCAGACTGATCGAAAACAAAGGAGAAATTTATTTTTTACCAATATCATATTCGATAGTTGGCAAACTATTGTGCGCCCAGTCCCATATGTACCACGCATGATTGAACGATGGCGCTGCCCCGTCTCTTTCGAACCAGACAATGCGTCTGGTCAATACGATTTTCTTGGCGAACGCGGGGCAGTTTGAGAACAGATCCGCGCGCGTTTTTGCATGATCAAAGTCTGTTCGCAGCAGCATGGCAACAAAGCCCCTGTGAGGCTTTGTCAATTCCAGAGCCTTTCGAACAAACTGGGCTGCAATGCTGTAAGGCGGATTAGTCACGATGGCGCGGATGTCACCGGAAGTTGTTTCCAAAGTGAAATTCACACCATGCGTGATGTCAGTGTCCAGCACAATGAAACCGGCTCTCCTAAGCACGTTGACCATTTTTCCGTTACCTGCCGCAGGCTCCCAGATGAAGTCTTCAGGCAAGTAGGGGACGATCACCTGAGTTACCCACTCAGGTGTCTCGTACAGGTCGTTGTCTGCGCGCTGGTAGCCGCTTCCTCTTTGGCTCACTGGGTCTCACCTGTGGCGTATCCAAATACAGGATCGCGGGAGCCAGCATCATGCCTCGACGCCATAGACTTGATGTCGTCTTCTATGGTGTTCACAGGCTTGGCAACGCGCGCGTGAACAAGGGCCGCATATCCCTGAATGTCGAGCCAGTGATCTGGCTCATAGGGGTCGCCGGCGCAGCAGCGGGCGATCTTGTGAGCGATCATCTCGACGCCTTCGCGCATGACCGGGTTCATCTTCAGATAACCGGGCGACGAGGCTAGTCGCCTCTTATTGCCGCGTCTATCATGGCGCGGAATATGCGCCCGCAGTGTCCGTTGACGCTTATATCTTTGACGTTTGTTGTCAGGAATTGCTCTAGCCCTGCCTGCACCATCTCCGGCGTCGGATCCCGCAGGCGGCGCAGGACGGTTCGAACTCGCCTCCGGTATCGCTCGTCTAAAACCGGATTCCGTCCCCATCTCCATCCTGCATCCTCGCATAATGCCTTCGCCAGTTCATCAATCATGTCATCGCCCTCATGATCCACGCCGCCGCCACGACGATTGCAATCAGCGTGGCGATGGCGCAGCCGGTGTCGTGGTTAGTTTCGGGGGTCATCGTCGGACGACTGACGCTGGACAACATTCGACGGCAAACGCGAGACCATCGCCTTTACGTCATCCTCGACCGCGTTTGCTGGCGTCAGGCGCTGGTGCACGAGCGCCGCGTAGCCTTGGATGTCCAGCCAATGGTCCGGCTCGTATGGGTCGCCGGCGCAGCAGCGCGCCAGCTTGTGGCATATCATCTCCGCGCCTTCGCGCTGCTGCGGATTCATTTTCAGATAACCGGGGCTGCTGCGCAGGATGTCCTTGAACGCTTGCGCGGTTTGCGCTTGGTCCGAATACTCGCCGTGCGTGCGCTCGCGCGCCGATAGCGTGCTCTTGATGCTTGTCATGCGTATGCCCTCATAAGTTCCGCCTCGACGGCGCGTTGCGTGCTGGCGTAGACGTATCGCCCGTGGATGGTCACCCCGCGCCAGCGGTCGGGGCCGGGTTGCCCGGAGCGGGCGTAGTGCCCGACCAGGCGGCGATTGTGGTACAGGCTCCAGGAGCCGTCATCGTTTGCCTCGGATCTCATGCGCCCGCCCTCTCGCGCGCGGCGTCGCGGCGGCCGGCATCGTAGCCGGTTTCGTAGCCCTGCTCGACGCCGTGTTTGTGCCCTTCGGCATAGCCGTCATTGTGCGCGCCGTTCAGTTCGTCGTCGATGTCGCGGTTTGCTTCTTCGAGCAGGTGCTCGAACTGGTCGCGCAGCGTGCCCTCGGGCGCCGTGATCGTGGCCACGGGGCGGTTATTCAGTTCGATGGTGTCACCTATGATTCGCAGCATGTTCAGCGTCTCCACAGTTGGACTAGGGCGATGATGGCGGCCAGATATGCGAGCATCGTCAGCCCCACAGTTGAAGGATGGAATGGACCAGCAGGGCGAAGGCGCCCGCGCTGGCAGCGAGGAAGTACCGGTCTGCAGACGTCATGGTGCGGCCCTCAAAATTGCATCGCGCGGTGGTAGGTGCAATGTTCGGCGCGGTCGCTGCGCTCGTATTCCGGGCCGTCGTGGTAGGGCATGAAACGGTTATCCAGCCAAGCCGCCAAGGCCGGGTAGGGCCGTTCGCCGCGATTCAGTGAGGTCTCGCTCAACGCGCGCGCCAGGCGGTCCGATTCGTCGTAACAGACCCCGTGCACCGGATCCACGCGCCACAGACGCGAGATGTTGTCAATCTGCCCGTCCCATACGTCAGCGACGACGTCGTGAAACGTGCGCGCCAGGTTGTCCAGTTCGGCGACATATTCGCGGCCTTTGTACGTGCAAATTGTGAGATATGTTGTCATGCTGTTGCCCTCTTTTTTGCGTTGTAAAGATATGCTTGACGGCTTGTGGCCGTCAAGCGTTTTGTTACCACGCGCCCAAGCGGTCGAGCGCATTGCGGTCGCGGTCGAGCCCGCGAATCTTGAGCGTATCGAAGATACGCAACAGTTCGTCATAAACGGCTCGCTGTTCGGCGGACATCATGATCTGGCCCCATATGCTGGCCTTGTACGGATTGCACGCCATCACGGCCGCTTGCCATGCGGCATAGGCTAGCGTGCGGCTATTGGGCGCCTTGGCCAGCAACAAGCCCTTGTTGCGGCCCTTGGTGACGGTGGCGGCCTGTAGTGCGCGCGCGGCGGTGTCGGATATGATCATGGTGTGGTTCCCCTTTCAGTTGAAGACGATCGCGCCAGCGCGCCCGGCCAAGAGGCGCGCGGCCGTGTGCGCCGCCTGGCGCGTGGCGTAGCGGCCGATTAGCGTCGGCGCGCCGCCGGCGGATGGTATTGCGTACAGGCACCAGCGGCGGCCGCCGGCGTTTGGCTGTTTTGTAATATGATAGAGCATGGTTGCTGCTCTCCGGTTAGGCGGGGGATTGCGCGGCCATTAGGCGGCCGCGCGGCGGGGGTCGGACTCGAGGATGACAAAACCGCTTGAACGGTCCCGCTTGGCCTTGCGACCTTTAGGCGTCAAGCCAAGAATCACCCCGCGCGGGTTGAGGTGCAACAGGTCATGATCATCGCCACTGATGACTTTCATGCCGCTGAAGGCCGTGGGCAATTCGCCGGCGAAAACAGCGGCCGCTGTACCGCCCGCGCGCACTAGGCGGCGCACGTCATCGTCATTGTCCTCTGTGCGGGACA